TGCGTCACATGCCCGACGCCTACGGCATGGCCAGCGTGTCGCTCTTGCAGCATCCGGCCTACCAGACAAACGCCGCAGGCGAGACGCAAATGATTGCGGCGTGGCTGCACTACGACTGCTGGGCGCTCCGGCTGAACTCGTACTGGGATGACTACAGCAACGGCGTGGGCGGCTGGAAGCACCAGTGGTTGCCCCCGGTCGGCAGCCCGCCTGTGCCGGTGTGCAGTGCGATGGGCGGGCTGACGATCTACCGCACAGCCGCCTACCTGTCGGGGGCGTACGACGGCACCGACTGCGAACACGTGAAGTTTCACGAGAGCATTGAGGCGGCTACTGGCAAGGGGCTGTACCTGAACCCGTCGCAGCGGTGCGTCATGAGGTGGCTGGATGGCGGGCAACACAGCAACGATTGACCTGCACCTCTTGCGGATGCAGTGGGACTCTCACTCAGCAATGGTGGCGATCTGTACCCACTGGACGATCACGAAGGACCAGCTGATCCGACTGAAGGGCGTTGTGCCGCTGGCCCCTCGGCACGACCGACGCTTCCGGTTCAAGCCCAAGCGATCCGAGTGCCGCGACCCGACACCCGAGGAGATCCGCGAGGCCACGCAGCGTATCCGTGCCACTTGGGACGACGCCACCGAGCAGGAACGGCGAGTCGTGAAGACGCAGTTTTTCCAGATGCGTTCCTATTCCCTGCCCGAAGAACTGCAAGACAGCCCGGAGATACAGCCAGATTGGTAGGTATGGTCGCCGACGCCCCTATCGCCGCCGCTCGTCCGTTCTCGGACATCGCCGACAAGGTCACGGCATTCCTCGTCACGGCAAGAGTCTCTGCCCGCGATGGCCTGACGTGGATGGAGTTCGGTGCCCTCGTCGCGGCATTGGTCAGGCTGTCAGTCGAGACGCTTGACGCAACGCAGAACCTGACGGGTGAGGAGAAGCGAGCCATCGTGCTTGAGGCTGTCGGCGTGCTGTTTGACTCGCTGGCCGTGCTGTGCGTGCCGTACGCAACCTATCCGTTTTGGTTCGTTATCCGCCCAGCAGCTCGAGCACTAGTTGTCGCCATTGCTGCCGGGACCATCGAAACAATCCTGCCACTCGTGAGGAAGTCGTGATCACAGCGTTACTCATTGCGTTCGCGGTCTACGTACTGGCCGGCAAGCAAATCACCGAGAAGGTGAAAGCGTGGTATGCCACGGCCCAAGTTCCGACCATCGACGGGCAGTATGTCGCGGCGATTGCGCTGCTAATCGCCGCAGTGATTGCCTTCGCACCAAGCCGGCAGGCACCAGCACCAGGCCCAGCACCAGCGCCGCCGGATGCGTTCTCGCTCAGGGGCAAGTTCATCGGCCCGACTGCCGCCGAAGATGCTTCGACTATGGCAGCACTTTGCGGCGAGCTCGCTGAGTGCATCGACTATGACGGAAAGCACGACCAGCGGCTGAAGACCGGCGTCGCGTTCGATGACCTGCGGATTGCCGCTCGCGAGATGCGTTGCAAGGGCGAGAGCATCGGTGCTCGCCAGCCGCAGGTGAGGGATGCCGTCCACAAGTTCTTGGATGACGCCGTGGGCTCGTCTGGCGGCCCCGTAACGCCCGAGAGCCGGGCGGCCTGGGTCTCTGCACTCCGTGACCTGTCGAGGGCTGCTGCCGATGTCACGCGCTGATCGATGGTCACTGTCTGCCGTATCATTCGTCGTCGTCATGGCGATCCTCGGCGTGCTCGTTGAGCGCGCCACTCGCCGCACGGCTGACGCCATTGACGCACGGTTCGGCTACACGCCCGATCCTGTCGGAACGCGACAGTTTCTCGCCACTCTCGGCGACGAGAAGTTCTTCAGCCAGGCGGGTGCCGAGGCGATGAAGGAAGCCAAAGGCGTCGATACGTTTCTGTATCGGCAACTCAACGCCGCTCATCAAGCACGGTACGGCAAGCCTTTCGTCGTGGGACGGCAACAAATCGGAGACTGCACGTCGTGGGGAGGGATGCACGCCGTGGCGGTTGCTGATGCCGTGTCGTGGTCGCTTGGCAAACTCCCAGAGCCACCGCTCCTGCCGGCTACCGAGCCACTGTACGGTGGCGCTCGCGTCGAAGCCCGAGGAAAGCCGGGTGATGGTGCCCAGCCATACGGCGGATTCTCCGATGGTGCCACTGGCTTCGGCGTTGCCAAGTTCCTGCGTGAGTACGGCGTGGTCTATCGCCAGAAGTATCCGACCGTTGACCTGACAGAGTATTCCGGCGAGCGTGCGAAGCAATGGGGCGCATATGGCTGCGGCGGGCAAGGTGACGCAGGCCGCATGGATGCCGAGGCGAAAAAGCATCCGCTGCGTCATGTGGTCGCCGTTCGCTCGTGGGCTGAACTCGCGGCAGCGTTGGAGTCAGGCTACCCGGTGACGTTGGCAAGTTCGCAGGGCTTCACTTCAACGCGCAGCAAGGAGGGCATCTGCGAAGCGTCTGGGGTGTGGCAACATCAAATGGTTGCCATAGGAATCCGCCACAAGAAAAACGGCGCACCGGACGACCTGTGCCTCATTTTGAACAGCTGGGGGCCGAGTTGGTGCGGCCCGAAAGAGAACAAGTTCCCGAGCGATCAGCCCGACGGATCATTTTGGGCACGCCGCAGCGTTGTCGAGCACATGCTTGAAGACGCATGGGCGATAGGTGATACGCAGGGCTTCAAGTACAGAGACATTCACCACGGCAACTGGCTGCAACCGTTCCCGCCCGAGGCTCGCACGCCGTCGCCGGCTCGACTCATCGCTGACACGTTCCACCTCGCACAGTAGGAGAAGCTCATGGGTTTACTGTTGTGGCTCGTATTCGGTGCCGTCGTGGGCGGTATCGCCAAGTGGGTGATGCCGGGACGCTGCCCTGACGGCTGGGTGCCGACTATCGGCCTCGGACTCATTGGCTCGCTCGCAGGTGGCCTGCCGTTTGGCAATGGTCCTGCTGGCCTGATCGGCAGCGTGATCGGTGCGTGTGTGGTGATGTTCATCTACTCCATCTGGAGCGTTGACCGATGACACAGAGAGAAATCCAGACAGCCGTCGTCGTGGGCCTGGTGGCCGTGATGCTCACGTGGTGGGCAGCGACATCGGACTACTCGCCCGTTAAGCCAGAGCCACAGCGGCCCGTACTGCGTCTGCTGGCTAGGCTGGCCAAGGCTGGCCTATGGGTGATGATGTTTGCCGAGCCACCACCTGCCGAGCAGGCGTATGTTGTGCATGCTCGAGTAGACGAGCACGGGCACCGAGTCCTCAATCACGGGCAAGGATGGTGATCATGTGGAAATGGCTACTTGCACTGTTGGCTAGCGTTTCGGCTGACCAAACGCAAATAGACTTAGAGGCCCCCAGAGCCTCGGCAGCAGTGTCGGCAGCTTATGCCACCACTGCACAGGAGCGGGCTCCAGAGCCCACGCCAGAGCCTCCCAAGCCCAAGCCCGCTGTGTGCGTGGACTGCAATGGCCGTGGCTACATCGTCCACGGTGATGGCCATAGGACCGTGTGCCCTACGTGTGCGGTGAAGAAGTAGCCCATGCCCAGCAGGATGCCAAGCTATCGCCCGCCTCGCCTGCGTACACAGCAGAGGCGTGATGACAGCGTGAGGCCCAACGCATCGGCCCGTGGCTACACAGACAAGCAACACCGCAAGTGGCGGCAGGCTGTGCTCACACGTGACGCTTGGGCCTGCGTGGACTGTGGACGCATTGACCAGGCCAACCACGCCGACCACATCGTGCCGGTGAGTGAGCGGCCCGACCTGCGGTACGACGTGAGCAACGGCGCGTGCCGATGTCGTTCGTGTCACTCACGGAAGACGATCCGCGAGCGGCCAATAAAACTAGCTTGACAAGTAATGCAGGCTGAACGTCACACGGAGGTGTGGCGATGGCTTGCAGCAAATGTGGAAGCGACTGGACTACTTCTTGCGGCAATGATTCCGCTGGCTGCCCTGCTTGTTCTAAGCAGCGTCGGCACCAAGCACGAAAAGAAGGCCGCTTCGTTGAGCCCACGCAAGAAAAGGAGTGCGAGGAATGCGGTTCGTCATTCACAGCGGTGGGCCTGCACCAAATCAAATTGCGAGTTCTGTGCAGCAATCCAGAATGCCAAAAGATCAGGACTAAACGTACTAGAAAAGAATCGGCCAGAAAAAGGCAGGAAGGCATCTACATCAAGCCGCCACCTCGGAAGCCTAGAAGGGTGTGTAGGCGAGATGGGTGCAGCGATCTCGTGAAAGAGAATCGCTTTCAGTATTGCAGCAAGGAGTGTGCGGGCGCGGATGCTAGGGAGTTGAAAACCGCCCACGGAGGCCGCCCACTTGAAATGAGGAAGGCCGCTGCATTTGCTGTCTCCTTGTTGTTATGGGACTGGAGAAAGCCAAGGAAGCCAAGGCAACGCAAGCAGCGCCCACCCTGCGAGACTTGCGGCAGTGAGATCAAAGAAGGTGCGTCTCGGTTCTGCTCTTACGAGTGCGTCAGTGCATGGAAGGGCGATAGGGCCTGCGATACCTGCGGCGTGATCGTTCACGACTGCCGTGCCTACTCCAAAGCAAGGTGCGTGAAATGCCGAGCACAGTCAAAAAAGCAGGCAAATAGAAGGGCAAAAAAGAAGTATGGTCGCAACCACAGACAGCGAGCCCGACACCATGGCGTGGCGTATGTATCTGTTCCCGTGGCTGCCATATACGAGCGAGATGGGTACCGATGTCAGCTGTGCAGCAAGAGGTGCTTCAAGGTAGCAAAGTACAGCAAGGTAGATGGCAGGATACACCCAAGATCGCCCACTATTGACCATGTGATTGCAATGGCTTGCGGAGGTAATCACGAGCCAAGCAATTTGCAGACGGCATGCTTTGAGTGCAACAGCCGGAAAGGCGCAAGGTCGCTTGGGCAATTGCGAATGGCGTTTGTTTAACCAGCCGGCTAGGCCACGCCCCTCGGATCATGCCAACTTGGCATGCTGCGAACCACGGTTGTAACCGCTGCGTAGGCGTGGCCGAAATTGGAAGTTGAGGTTTTACCGTGGGAAAAGGCAGGAAGCCGACGCCTAAAGCGATTCTTAGCCTGCGCGGCTCTCGCGTTAGGGGGCCGCACAAGGCCGGGATCGACGCGCCACCCGGCGTGCCACCGGCACCCGCCTGGCTGTCGGAAGTCGCATCAGCTGAGTGGCACCGGATCGTGCCGATGCTCGAGGCGTCCAAGGTCATGAGCCCGCGTCACCAGCAGACGCTCGCGGCCTACTGCGACTCGTTCGCGGACATGGTCCAGGCCGACCAAGAGCTCAAGGCCAACGGCACAACTCTCGTTGACGAGAAGGGTAGGGTGAGCAATCACCCGGCGTGGAACAGGAAGCGTGACGCACGGAATCAGATGCTGAAATTCGCGGCCGAGTTCGGCCTGACGGCATCTGCACTGGCGAGGGTCTCATCTGTTGACCAAGGCCCGCAAGAAGACGACGACGACGCCCGCATGTTCGCTTGATGCCAAGGCTGCCGACATCGCCGTCCGGTTCTTTGAGGAGAACCTGACGCACAGCAAGGGCGAGCTCGGCGGCAAGGCGTTCGTGCTCGAGCAGTGGCAGAAGGACTACGTCGGCAAACTGTTCGGCACGATGAACGGCGACGTGCGGCAGTACCGAACGAGCCTGCTTGCGATCCCGCGCAAGAACGGGAAGAGCACGCTGTGCGCTGGCATTGCACTGAAGCTCATGTTCGACGGCGAGCCGGGTGCCGAGATCTACTCGTGCGCGGCCGACCGGGACCAAGCCCGACTAGTATTTGAGATGGCAAAGGTCTGCGTTGAGAACTCGCCCAAGCTGCGGAGCCGGCTGCGAGTGTTTCGCAACTCCATCGTGCGAGAGGACACGCACACCACGTACAAGGCCCTGTCTGCCGAGGCGTTCACGAAGCACGGGCTGAACGCTCACGGCATCATATTCGACGAGCTACACGCCCAGCCCGACCGCGAGCTGTGGGACGTGATGACCACGAGCACCGGGGCCAGACGGCAGCCGCTGTGCGTGGCGATCACCACGGCGGGCTTTGATCGGAAGAGCATCTGCTGGGAGCTTTGGCGTTATGCCATCGCCGTGCGGGACGGTGGTATTAAAGACCCGACCTTCCTGCCTGCGATCTACGCGGCGGACGCGGCTGATGATTGGACGGCCGAGGATACGTGGCGCAAGGCGAACCCCAACCTGGGCGTGTCGGTGAAGCTCGACGACCTGCGAGTGAGGTGCAAGCGGGCACAGGACATGCCGACCGAGGAGAACACGTTCAAGCGGCTTCACTTGAATATGTGGACCGAGCAGGACACGCGTTTCCTTCAGATGTCGCACTGGGCACAGGGCGACAAGCCGTGCCCGGTGATGCTCGACGGCCGCGAGTGCTTCGCCGGCCTCGACCTTGCCACCACGTACGACACGACCTGCTTCTGCCTGCTGTTCCCGCTGGAGGATGGCACCTTCTGGGTGGAGCCGCACTTTTGGATTCCCGAGGAGAACATGCGGGACCGCGTCAAGCGTGACCGCGTTCCGTACGACGTGTGGGCGAAGGCAGGCAAGCTGCACCTGACTCCCGGCAACGTCACCGACTTCGACCAGGTGCGAGCCGACATCGTGGCACTGTCGAAGAAATACAACATCCGACAGGTGGCGATTGACCGCTGGAACGCCCATCAGATCACGGGTCAACTGCAAGGCGAGGGCATAAACGTCTTAGGCTTTGGGCAGGGATATGGCTCTATGTCGAGCCCTACTTCCCAGCTTGAGGCGCTATGCGTGGGTGGCAAGCTGCTGCACGGAGGGCACCCCGTGCTGGCATGGCAGGCTTCCAATGTTGCGGTGCAGAGCGATCACCAAGGAAACAAGAAAGTCTCGAAGGCTAAGAGCAGCGAGCGGATCGACGGGATCGTGGCGCTGATCATGGCCCTCGGCATTCACGCGACATCGACTGCACCAGCGCCCGCACAATCCTGGGACATTATCACGCTATGAGCGAGAACGCTGCCGCCGACTTCAAAATGATCGACCTGCGTGGCATTGAGTGGCACGGGGATGGCGGCAGCCGCACGCCGTCGGGCATCCGTGTCACGGCCGACAACTCTATGGCGTGCTCGGCCTACACGGCCTGTATCCGCGTGATCTCGGACGCCGTGAGCTCGCTACCGCTCCACGTCTACGAGCGTCTGCCAAACGGCGGCAAGGCCAAGGCCCCAGCCAATCCGGTCTACCGTCTCCTGCACATGCAGCCGAATCCGTGGCAGACGGCGCAAGAGTTCCGCGATTGGATGACCGGGATGTATCTGCACTATGGGGCCTCGTACGCCGAGATCCGCCCTGGTGCTCGAGGTGCGATCTCTGAGCTGTGGCCGCTGCACTCGTCTCGCATGGAGGCCGAGCGGCTGGAGGACGGCCGGCTGCGGTACAGGTACAAGGAGCCCAGCGGGAAGATCACGATCTACTCGCAGGATCAAATCTTCGCCCTGCGGTTCACGACCGAGGACGGCATCAAGCCGATCCCGACCTACAAGATTTTCCAGAACGCTATCGGCCTGGCTCAGGCTCTTGAGGCCCACGGCAGCACCTACTTCGGCAACGGTGCCCGGCCGGGCATCGTGCTGGAGAGCGACAACCCGATACCGCCCGAGGCGTCCGAGCGACTCCGCGAGCAGTGGGAGCGGATGCACCGGGGGCCTGACCGTGCGTTCCGTACGGCTGTACTGCCCAACGGCGTCAAAGCCCACGAGCTCTCGGGCAGCAACGAGGCGGCCCAGTTTCTTGAGACTCGGCAGTACCAAGTGATTGAGATCTGTCGTGCGTTCCGCGTACCGCCGCACATGATTCAGGACCTGACCCGTAGCACGTACAGCAACATCGAAGTGCAGGGCACCGAGTTTGTGCAGCACTGCCTGCTGCCGCATCTCAAGCGGTGGGAGGCTGCGATCAGCCGCGACCTCATCGTGGACGACGAGACCTACTTCGCAGAGCACAGCGTCTCGGGCCTGCTCCGTGGTGACCACGCCAGCCGGTCGGCCTACTACGTGTCGGCTCTGCAAAACGGCTGGATGACAGTGAACGAGATCCGCGAGCTTGAGAACCTGAACCCGATCGGGCCAGAGGGCGACAAGCACTTCGTGCAGCTGAACATGACCACGCTGGAAAAGGTGGGCCAAGAGCCGCCGGCACCAGAGCCGATGCCACCGGCCGAGGCCGAGGAAAGCCCAGCCGATGACGCAGAGGACCAGGTCGAACAGGAGGACAGCACCGATGGAAATTGAACGCCGTTGCTTTGCGGTAGACGAGGCCCCGGAATGCGAGCTTGTCGTTGAGACTCGCGCTAGCGGGCGTGAAGCAATTCGCGGGATGGCGATTCCCTATAACCGCCTCTCGTTGGATTTGGGTGGCTTCCGTGAGCGAATTCTGCCCGGTGCTTTCGACAAGGTGCTCAACCGCCAGCGTGGCAAGGGCGAGATCCTGAGCTACTACAATCACAACAGCGACATGCTGCTGGGCCGTGAGTCAGCCGGCACTCTTGAGATCATTGCCGATGATCGCGGCATCTCTTACGTGGTCGAGCCGCCGGACACTTCCGCAGGCCGGGACGTTCTCGCTCTCGTCAGGTCTCGTAATCTGCGAGGTAGTTCATTCGCATTCACCGTGTCGCCGCGAAACGGAGAGCGTTTCACCACGGACGAGGGCGGCAAGTCGGTCAGGGAAGTCGTCGAGGCGTCCGGCCTGTACGAGGTGGGTCCAGTAAATGTGCCGGCGTATGGCAGTGCCACATCTGCGGTGGTGGCCCAACGTTCCTATGCGTCCTGGCTGGCGGCTCAGGCCGCCGCAGTCGAGGCCGACACGGAGGCCGATCCCGAAGCCAAGAAGGCTATGCGTTCGCTGGTGCGTGACGCAGCTGCTGCGTGGACACTGAGGCTCCGAAATGTCTGACGTGCGGTGCCAGTGCGGCGAGCGTCTGCGGTGCAGATCCAGCCGGCCGGTCGGCAACGAGCGGCAGCGGTATCTCCGTTGCCCGAGGTGCGGCGCTCGCGGCGTGGCGTTTGTGAAAACAACACATTCCGAGGTCCGCTTCTGCAAGGGGCCACGGGCCTAGTGGTAG